GGAATGTGGCCCTTCTCGACCTTCTCTAGCACTTTGGCTAACGCTCGATGGTGCTTGGCGTCCTTGAACATGCTTTCATCAATGTTCTCCGGATCATCTGCATCAGGCATAGTGTATTTGACAAAATCAACAAAGCTAGTCCGGCACTCGATAGCTTTTTTAAGCCTACGCGCCGATGCAATCTTTTTATCTAGCTCGTCAAAACGCTTGTTTTCACTCATTGGCTAAACCCAACGCCTTCTCCAAAGTTTCGGTGTTGCGCCTACTCCAGCCTTTTCCGTAGATTTTGTAATCGTCTAAAGACCGATAAAACGCCTCACGACCATCATAGTATTTGTGAAGCACATCCACAGGGTCAAAGTCATACACAGCTGCAATCGTTTTAGGGCCGATAGCTCCATCAGCCGTTGCTGAGACTGAACGCTGCAAAATTTTGGCAGCGCGGCCCGGTCCGGCATTAACACAAAGATCAGCGCAGCTTACGTCGATACCAGAAGGGAGTTCATCTGCCTTAACTGCATCCCAGTAGTTCTTTTTGTAAAGAGGCTTAACATCGTCAACGGTCAGCTCACGCATAACCTCTTTCGGTGCAGGCTTGCCGGTATATTTAGCCCAGTTCCACGAAGTAACGCCAAGCATTGTGCTGCCTTCGTTACCGTGGCCGTCACCCTTGCTGTTGCCTCTGTCGCGCTGATCGTCAGTGAAGCCACCTTCATGCTTTATCAGCATTTTAAAAAACGTTTCCCAGTTCTCTTTCATTTCTTACCTCCGAAAAATTGCTTGCCACCTCTAATGCCAACCGCGGCGGTGCATACAGTGAAGACTAGCCATGTGTACCACTCAGGAAGCTCAGAAAGACGGTCGAAGCCGTTCTTAACTGTTTCTTCCATGCCCGGTATGAAGCACAGAATGACGGGTATCAGGACGGCAAAAGTCACCACTTCGTCCTTGATAGATGACTGCGTACCTTCAGCCATAATCCGCTCCCAATCGGCAGTGGATGTCTCTTTAGATAATAGGATTTTTGCTTTGCTTTTGGCTTCAACCAGCTTCAGCTGCGCAGTTGCCGCGTTTTTATCAGCCTTACCCTGGAGCCATGAGCCAGCAAGATTGGCTACCGGACCAAGTGCCGTAGTCAGTAGGTTCATCATTTCTTAGCCCCCATTGCGGAAAAGCCAAAAAACGCAGCAACCAAACCGCTAATCGCTATGAAATATGTAGGCGCGATGTCAGCAAGGAGCTGACCAGTCGTGTCGTATCCGTACATATCTGCCGCAACGATGCCGAACGGATAAATCAACAAACCAAACAACGCAAACCACGTCATGCGCAGTTGAGCATCTCGCTTGTGATCAGCATCCTCCATACGCAAACGACGATCCTCAAGCATTAGCTCACGCTCGTCAGCGTCGATCTTTCCGTTTTTATTCAGATCATATTCAGTCATTTTTCAAACTCCTGGCATACTCAATGGCATAACGTTTGTGGTGCGTGATAATCACAACTCTCATCTCCTCGTCATACACAATGTAATCCCCTCGTTTATTGCGGTATAACCTCAAAACAATATACTACCGTGGTGCTGTTCGTTATTAAAACCTTCGCATCATCAAGGGCTTCGTCACATTCCATCTGAGTTGAAAACTGATTAAGCTGATAGCTTTCAATGCTGTTGTTACTGAACATGAACCAGACCAAAAAAAACATCTACCACCGCCCCTGATGCTGACCCCAGAAATAGAAAAATAAAAACAAAGCGCCTCCGCTGATACCAAATATTACAGTGCCGATTGCAAAGTTAATCACAGCATCTATTTGCGCCTGCTTTCTGTAGATTTCATCCTTGCGCTGTTTGCGCATCTGAGCCTCAATACCTAACACTTCCTCCCATTTTTTTGGACCGTAATGCCATGAAATGTAATCTTTTAATTCGCCCCTCATTCTGGAAAGCTCTTCTTTTTTTGACCAGATCAAAATTGCTGTTTCTTCATCTGATCCCTTGAAGGTCTTTTGCCAAAACGGAGGGTTTTTTTGCCGCTCCTCAAGGTGGTTAAAGTCAGCGCACGCTTTGCCCCAGGTTGCTAAAGACTGCCCCATCTCGGAAATATCCTTGTAAGTATCAAGGCCAGCTCGGAGCGTCTTGTAAGCTCCGGTTGCCATTAACGTGATACTCACCGGGTCCACAGGACTAGCCCATCTTTGTCAGCACTGCGACAAGCAAGCCAATGATAGACGCCGTTGCGGCAATCATGATGCTTTCCATGCGCTTCACGCGACCAAACAAATCTTTGAATTGGATTTTAACTTCAGTTTTTATAGCGATCACCTCCTTCTCAAGGCCGTCGATACGTTCATGCGCGGATGATACTGTTCGTTTGTCCATTTATCAGTCTTTCTGTTTACCGTATTAATCGACATCTAAGGCTTAGTCGGCCAGTCAGCCTCTTCCAGGTGCGGCCAGTTCGAGTGGCTCGGAAGATCACGAAGAGCCTGACGATACGTTGTCATTTCAAAGGTCATAGTTACGTCTGACATTCCTGTCCAATCAGTTTCAGCTAACAAAGTATCACGCTTCTCACGATTAACCTTTCCCGTTTCTACAGCATTATCTGCAATCTCATCTTCAGTTAGCTCAACTACAGTGCGTGTCAGAACCCACTCGTTGCCGTAAATGGGCGTACCTACTAGGTCGGTGTTCACTTCATTTGTGATGGGATCAGTGGCATCCTTTTCAGTCATCAAGCGCACAACAACTTTTGTTGGTGTCGTAGCAGTCGTGACCTTCTGTGTAAGAGCATTGTACTCAGGCATGGCCTCTACTGTGACAGGCTTCATACCGTACCGACTCATGATCTCACTAGAAACATTGCGAGGAAATGATACGTTGGGGTTGTCACGGCGTAGCTGGCCCGCTGAATACGGGTACTGAGATACTGTTCCGTTTGTTATCTTAACGTAAGACATTTAGTTTTCTCCTAAGAAATGACATCTAAATAAAAGTTTAGTGTTCCCGTCGTTGCGCCGAGTCGCGCCTCATAATAGCTAAAGGTGGGGCTTGAACTTAAAGTAACCTCTGGGCCTCGCAGCCAAAAGGGCGTGTTAGGAAAACCATCGCCGCTTGTTTCTGCGTACAAATAAAAACTACCATCTGCTGCGGTTGTTAGACCAGTGCCAGAACTTCCTGTACCACCTGAATCACGGCTAAATCTAGGTGCATTTTGAGCCACTGTCGGCACACTTGCCCAGACAACACTACTATAATCGGTATATTCCGAAGTGGTAGTTTGCCATCCAGTAGTATTGCTTTCAAAGCTGTAAGAGGTACCATCTACATCAATAAGGTCTAGTTGTAGGTCGCCTGTAAAACTAGTGCCGCTTACATAGTAAAAAACGGGCCTAACTGTAAGCCCGCTATAGGCGCTAATATCAACTGTGCGCTGTGACCATACGCCACTCTCCCCAGAAATAGTATCTAATACCGCACTTAGCCCAAGTTCTATGGGGGGTTCATCTGACCCAATTAATCCCAGCATCATTGTTAAGTTACTCATGATACTGCATCTCCTGCTTGCTTGCCGTAGTACGTTGTACCGCCATCAGTTGTTACGAATACATAAAGGTCTTTCTCGCCAGCCGCCGGTGCATTTGGGGCTGCACCCCCTGACCATTCAACACTACTAGGCCATGTAATAGTGTAAGCGGACGCACCAATAATTTCCAACGCAAAGCTGCCAGCATTACCTGACGCTGGGGGGTTGCTAAAGGTAAACGTGGTGTTAGCCGATAGGGTCTTGGTAAAGTAACTACCAGACGACATATCTACATCGCTGGCTGATACTGCTGCACTACTCTGCAGATACCGCTTGGCACTCAGCCCGTTCTTTACTTTAAAGTTCTTATCGTTAGCCATGCTTCACTCTCCGCTTAGCTAAAATTATCGCCAGACTGAACGCCGACATATGTTGTGCCGCCATCGTCTGTCGTTATTGTGTAAAGGTCTTTCTCGTTAGCAGCAGGGCTATCAGGTGCAGCACCGAAGCCCCACTCAATGTTTTCATCCCATGTAATTGTAATGGTTGCAGAAGGTGTGACCTCTAGTTGAAACGTCTGCACATCACCCACATTGCTAAAGCCATACTCTGCGTCTGCACTAGGCGTATGCGTAAAATAGTTGCCTGTGGATGCGTCGAAGGTTGCTGTAGATACAGTGGAGGCTGTGGTGTATTGGTAGATGGTGTTGTTAGCAGAACCTATAATGTATGCCTTTTGCTCAGAGTGAATGACAGTTAAACCTAAAGGAGAGGTATCCTCATTAGCTACACTTAAAGAAATGTTATCATCAGAGACTGTGCTTAGATCAAAACCGGTAGATAATGAGAATTGATATATAGTGTCACTTGCAGCCCCTAGAAAATATAACTTAGTTCCATCACCATTAAAATCAAAGCTACGAGCTTGCGTGTCGTAAGAAGTTAAATTAAAATTAACATTATTATATTGTGCCGTAGATAAATCAAAACCTGTGGACATATCATATTCAAATAAAGTTTTATTACCGTAGTCTAAAACAAATACTTTAGTTCCGTCATTATTAAAAGCTAACGAACTAGGTATAGTAGCTTGCCCACTTATGTTGAAAAAAACATTATTATTAGAGATTGTACTTAGGTCAAAAGCTGTAGATAACGAATACTGGTGTATTTTATCGGTTCCACTATCTACAGAATAAAGCTTAGTACCATCGTTGTTAAATCTTATTTCACGGGCCTGCCCCCCTTGACCAGCTACACTAAAAACAACGGAATCAGAGGATGCTGTACTAACATCAAAGGCAGTAGATAGTGAGTATTGGTATATAAAATCACTTGGTGCGTCACTAACTATATACATTTTAGTGCCAGTGTTGTTGAAGGCCACACTGAAGGGTGCGGTGCTTTGACCGGATACACTGAAATATACAGAAGAATGAGTCCAATCGGATACATCAGAATATCTTAGAACATTAGCTAAAACAGGGGCATTACCGATAGTAACCTTAGTGCTGCCATCAATCTCAATAGCGTTTTTGAGGATAAAGTCTTTATCGTTAGCCATTACTTCGCCCCATCTATTGCAAGTACAGACTTGTATGTTGTACCACCGTCTGTCGTGTTGAATGTGATTGCGTCTGTCTCACCGATAGCGGGTGCTGTAGGTGCTGTACCAGAGGGCCACTGTAGGTTAGGATCGTAGGTTATGGTGGGTACGAATGGGCTACGAATAGCCACGTAGATAACGTCAGAGCTTGTACCAAAAAGAAAAGAGTGCGTATCAAAACCCGTAGCTGTTGTGTACTGATATGCGTCACCTACAGCACCAGCCTCTGCATCTGATGTATTGGGTTCTAGCTTTTCATCAAAGCCTCTAGTAGTATCAAAGATATACCAATCATCAGCAGAAGAAGTCCTCTTCATCATTACCCAGCTAGGTGTCCACCCCAAGTCAATACTTGAATAATCGTGGGAAGCGGCGGTTGCAAAACTACCGCACTTGATTATGCTACTAGCATCAGTGTCATGTGCGAATAGGTAGGCTACGTAAGTGCCACCACTTGTACCTGT